GTTCTTGTCGATTACGACATCCAGATCAGCATGGACGGAAAAGACCGTATACTGCCGGTGCTGACGCAGCTTGACGCGCAGATGCAGCAGATGCAGCAGATTGCCGCCGAAAACGAGCAGTTGCAGGCGACTGTTCAGCAGCAGCAGGAGAGCATTAACGGCATGAAGAAGCTGATTTCACAGCAGAGCGCCGCAGCACAGATGACGAGCGCGGCAGGCGCCGCGCCAGCAATGTAACTTAAGAGACCGGAAACGGTCTCTTTTGTTTTATCTGCCCGCGCATTCACGGGCAAGGAGGAGAAAACATGTACGAAGACATGGATACCACGGTCGTTGACACCCAGACTGACATCACTCCGGACGACGCGGGGCAGGGTCAGGAGACACAGCAGGACGATGTACAGGGACAGATTTCGGACAAGCTGCGCGAGTTTATCGGCGAGGTCGAAGGCGAACAGGAGAAGGCCAATCCTGAGACCGTCAAGACCGAAGAGCCGCCGCAGAAGGAGCCGGGCTGGCTGAAGATGCGGCTGATGGACGAGAACCGGAAGGGCGACAAGGCCGGTTACGAGCGCGCGCAGCAGGAGATCAAGTCCTACAAGACCCAGCTTGCAGAGATGCAAGCGAAGCTCGACAAGTACGCAGAGATGGAGTTTGAGCAGGAAGCAAAGGATATGGCCGTCAAGGAGGGCGTGTCCGTTGACTTTGCCAAGCGCCTTTTGCGTGCGGAACGCGGATTGAAGCCCGTTCAGAGCGCCCCGGCTGTCGATAAAGGGCAGCCCGCGCGCGATGAAAAGGGACGGTTCGTTGCGGCAAACACGGCGGCTGAACAGCCCCAGACAGAGGAAGCAGACCCGGTGAAACAGCAGGCTAAGACGATGTACGACGAGGGCATGCAGGTCAAGAGCGACACCGGCGTTGATGTGCTGAAGCTGTATCTGGAAAACCCCGAGGTGCAGAGACGCGTGCTCAATAAGCAGTGGAGCTTTGCGGACGTTGCGCGCGAGTATCTGCGGGAGACTGGACAGACGCAGACACGAATGAGACAGGCTCCGCCGCCCG